CCTCGTCGGCAATGAGCACCCGGACGGGTCGGCTGGCTAGGTTGGCCGGTGAGTTTGACCCCACGAACGTCAGCGTCGATCGGTCAAAGAATTGTTCGAGGTGGGTGAGCTTGTCCCGATCCATTGGGAAGTGCGCGACAATGGCCGGGCAGTCTTCCAACATTGGCATCCATCGAGACTTGGAGAACGACCGTGCCAAACTCTCGGTCGGCATGAGCCACAGGGCCGGACTCGGCTCGTTGTCGATGAGCCACGCAAGGCCGGCCATCAGTGTGGTTGTTTTGCTGGTCTGCGATCCCCAGCAAAGCGTCATTTCCGACACGCTGGAGTCCTTCCAACATTCGAGTGGCTCTCTTGTGTAGGGCCGGACCGAGGTGGAGAACGGCCCCGGGTGCTCGGTCTGGCGGGCGGTCAGCTTGAGATTCTCCTCGGCCCAATCAACGACCGTCTGCTGTGGGGTCGGCCGGTAGAGGTTGCGCCGGTAGTCTAGGAGACTGCGCTCCAAGTCGGTCAGGATTTCCATGGGTCGGTGTTGTGAAGGGTCTTGAGCGCCACCTCTTGAACCCAACGGGTCAACTCGCGTTCAGCGTGCTCCGGGTCGTGTGGGGCGATTCTGCCGGCCAGTTGCTTCGGCATGGACTTCAGTAGTGAAGCCACGGCCCCGTCGTGCTCCTGCATGACCCGGCGCACCCAGTCACCGCTGACAAGGGTGCGCTCACGTTCTGACAATGTGAGCACCTCCTCGCGTGCCTGGGTGAGGTTACGGGCAGCTTGGGCATGGATGGAGACCAGTCGGCCTGCATCGGATTGTCCCTTCTCCAATGCGCGGACGGTCAGCTTGTAGGCTTCACGTTCAATCTGCCGCTGCCGCTCGTAGGCTCCCTGCGGGGTGTCTGCTGTGACCGTAGTTGAATCCGTTGGAGCCCGGGCCTCTGGTGGTCGGTACGGTCCCGGATCGGTCGATGATCCCGAAACAGATTTCGGGATGATGCTGGAACGCTTCTGTGCTGACATTCCACGCCAACCGTCTGCGGCCTCGGGGCTGTCGAGTGGCATACCGGCTTTGACCAACTGGGAAACCCTTCCCTTGGTCAGACCAGAGTGGCGGACGTAATCGCTCTGCGTCATCGGAGTGATTCCGGCAGTTTGCTTGGATCCAATTCCATGATGTCCCGGATACCTTTGGCGATCGCGTTCCGCCGTGGATCCCGAGGATGAGCGTCCGTGGTTTGGCTCTGGGCAAATTGTTCCGGGGTCATGGTGCCAGCACGAATCCGGGCCATGGCCCAGCGGATCAAATGGTGGCCGTAGTTCAACATTAGGTAATCGGCAGAAACACTGATTTGCATATTGTTGTTTATGGCAATAAACTGGGTTTAAGCACAAATATTGAATGGGGTCTCGCGTTCACCTGTTATTAGGCTATTGGCAAGAGATTCCTTGTTGTTTTGCATCGTGTTTTGCACGCTCTATCTTTAGATATTGCTCGTGCCCTTTTGATATGACATATGCGATTGATCCTCTGGCAATACCACAAGCCATTGCCGTCTCCTCAAGCGTGCGCCCTTCCTCGCGCAGGGCAAATGCCTTGGCGCAGACCTCGGGAGTGTGGGCTTTGATGGTCACTTCGTAGTCGTCGTTGATGTTGATCGGGGTGCCGAAGACATCGGTGCGAATGTTGGGCGGGTAGGTCATCCACCCGTATTTGATTGCTGACTTGACCAGATCTGGGGCTTCTCGAAGCAGCCTGATGCGGTCGTTGTTCTCGATTTCTTTCATGGTCGTAAGTATCAGAAAGGAACGTCGTCGTCTTGGTCTGGATCATGGGGCACCTTGGCCTTGGCGGCTGGCTTAGCCTGTGGTGCCTCGGGTCGATGGATCTTCTTGTAATTGCCGACAATCTTTCCTTTCTCGCCTTTGTCTCTGGCTTCTTTGGATACACCTTGAGACACGAATCCATCGTTGCCGTATTGGTCCCCGCCGTCCTTGTTGGGTATCAGCATTAGGTCAGTGTAAATACCTTTCTGACCCTTGAAGAAGTGGCTTTTGTCCAGCTTGGTTACGTCGATCTTGGCAATTATCATGTGGTCTGCTCTGGTTTTTTGGTTGCTCTGAAATCGTTAAATCCTGTCATGTCCAAGACAACGGCCGGTTGGAGCCTGCTGTGGACACGTCGGTCAAATGCTGTCTCCCATTGTTTGGGCATCACGTTGGTTGAGATCAGCATCCATCGGTGCTCGGCGATGTCGAGAACAACCCGGAGGCGCTCGGCCGGCTCACCGGTCTTGTATTTGTCCACCTCAGACCCAACGTCGTCCAGGATGATGATTGAAGACCGTCGGAGGTCATACAACCAATCTTCCCACTCGTCCTTGTCCAAAGCGACCACACGACTCCAAGTTGCCCACAGGATGTTTGGCGGGCTTCTCCAGTAGTTTTCGTGCATGAGGTCAACTGCATGGTTTGCAAGGAACTTGTAGGCCGCTTTCAACGAATGTGTCTTTCCTGCTCCCGGTGGGCCTGCCAGCACCATCCATGTCCCCTTGTCTCGTTTGTCTTGGGCTGCGGCTTTGATCCATGCTTCCGTGAACTTGCCCAGCCGGGATGCGCCGAGGGTGGATTCGTTCAACCGAATCACCTTTGATCGGAACTCCTGACAGCTTTTAATCGAAAGGTGTGAGGCCAGTTGCCTCGAATCGTTGCTGCTCGGCGATGTAGCGTTCTCTGGAAATTCGGGCGGCTTCGGCTTGTTGTTGGGCAACGTCGTCACCAAGGAGAGCGTTGCGTCGAGCAATTGGGTCAGATTGGGGTCCATGGGTAGGGGTGTTTTGGGTGGAGTTTTTTTCGCGGTAGATGCCCTGCCAATTTTTGGCGATTGAGTGTTGAACTATGGATGGAAACTGGTCGGAGGTGTATTCGTTGCCCCATTCGGTCAGTGCGGCCTTGAGTCCGATTGGCTTGTAGCCTTGGCGTCGTTCCGCCTTGTAGGCCAACCAAAGGCGGACAGCATCCAAGCATTCTTTTGTTTGAAGGCTTTCTGGAAGGTCGAGGCCAAATTTAACCTCCCAAGGCGACTTGTCGCCATTCCCTCCCTGTTCCCTGTTCCCTGTTCCCTGTTCCACTTCCCTGTTCCCTGTTCCAAGGCTATCTTTCTCGAATCCTCGCGAATCCTCGCGAATAGACTCGAATGGTGGCAGCTTTGATGCGGATGGCTTATCGATCTTCTGGTGATTGAGCCATTTCGGGATCTCGAGATAGCTTTCGCCATCGACCTGATACAAACGAATGCATCCTTGCTTCTCGAGTTCAGAGATCCAGCTTGGAAGCCTCTTAAATGCGTCGTCATCGTATGGGTAGAGACGGCTCGCGAGGAGTCGCGAGGATGCGCGAGCCCTCCCGTGGTCGTCGCAGCATGAAAAGAGTCCGATGAAAAGGAGTCGAGCCTCTCTGGAAACTCTGCCTAGGCTTTCCGACTCCCAAAACTCTGGTTTGATTGATCTGATTCTCATGGGGTGTGTAAATCCCCAGACCAACCGCCCCCGATTGGAACGGGCACAGGGCCGCAACATTGCGATGCGGGAAGCCCTCGCGGGCGGCTGGTCTGGAGGTTCTGAGGTTTCATCTGTTTCCGGGGTTCCAATCCCGTGTCACCTCGCGGCGACATCTGTTTCTAGGCTCGTTGACTCACTTTGTCAACGTGGGTGGCTTGAGTCGGCGAGTAAAGAAGGACGTGAACTGCACCTTTTTTGCCCTGGCTGATTTGAAGGCGGCTCCGACATCTTTGCGGGTCAGGAGTCGAATGCCGTCGCCTTCGTTTTGGATCTCTTTCGCGGATTTCATTGCTTCCTCCTCTCCTCCTCCACCCAGTCTTTCCACAACAGCAGATCCGCTCTCATTGCGTCGTTCTCCTCTTCCAGCCGCTTGATGCGCTGTTTCAGTGCGTCATTCTCCTTCTGTAGGTCCAAGCCAATGCTGTAGTTCAATGCTGCATCCCCCGCCTCCTCCAACCGCTTGATGCGGGCTTTGAGTTCCTCTTGGTTTTGCTGGTTGTGGTTTTCGGTGGCTATCAGGTCCATATCAATCTTAGCTGCAGTTGAACTTGTGAAACATTCAATGGCACTCACGGCTTGGCCTCCTTGGCTTGTAGTGCGACTCTTGCTACGATTATCGCTGACTGCTCTTCAGGATTCCAGAATCCAGCGTCTCCGCTGTTGGCCAGATCAACGATCCATTTTACGGTTCCTTCAAGAGCCTCCTCCAACCGCTTGATGCGGTCTTTGAGTTGAGTTATCAACGCGGCAGTCTCGGCGGAATACGACTGCGGCTGAGGTGGTTTATACTTCACAGCTTGGCCTCCTTGGCTTTAGTCCAGTCGATGAAGGTGAATGGGTTGTGGTTGTAAGCGAGAGCGTCCCCCGCCTCCTCCAGCTGCTTGATGCGTTGATTGGCTGCGTTGAGTTCGCGTTCGAGTTTTTCAGAAAACTCAGCATCAACGGCGGTGTACCAACCATGAAAACCGCGCCTAGCATCCGTTCGCGGTGTGTCCATGACCATTTTGTTGGTGTCACCAAGATGGCTCATTTCGCCTCCCTCGCTTCAAGTATTGCCAAATTCATTTTCGCCATCGCGAGTGTTGCGTCGTCGATGTTGAAACGTCTCGACTGGACAATCATCTCGTCCAGCCACGGCAGGCCGCTGTCAGGTACGCACAGCTTAATTGCGGCGTATTGTCGGAGGGTCATTCCAGAATATCCCGGCTGAAACTCTGGCCCGATTGATTGCAGAGGAAACGCCGGTCCTCCGTCGTTGATTGGTTGGATCATTTCGCCTCCTCCACACCACAGGGTTTCCAAGTCACACCGCCGTCGGTGCTGTGTTCGCATTGTTGAAGCCACGCTTTACGGGTATCATCAAGAGATGATGTGTTAATCAACCATCGGTATTCACTGTTTGTAATGTTTCTCATCCACGCCCCCAACGGAACCTCATCCGGAGTCCACGGACGAAGAACAGGGATGGGTTTGATGCGGTAGGTGTAGGATGTAAAATTCCAAGCCGGTTGATCTGTTGTAATCCATTCTTCAAAAGGCGCTAAAGATTGAATTTCCTTCCCATCCACAAACGCCTGCATGACGCGGATGGCTTCTTTGGTTTGTTCGATGTTCATTGCTTGTCCTCCACTTTTACCATCTCAACAAAGTCCAGCCGGTTCTCTTCGTTGATTGCAATGCCCCATCCGTTGCGACGGCAGGATAACTCAATTGCGTTGTACACC